TCGTAAAAAGCAACGGTCAAATTAACACGTTACTTAATGCTATGCGTGCTTACGGCTTACTGAAGTCAAGACGTAAGTTCATACCACAGGAGTTCAAGGCGAACTCAAGGACTATTCGACTACAGTTATTAGCTGGTTTAATGGATTCAGGCGGGAGCCTTAATGAGGGAACCGACTTTGATTTCGTGAACACTAACTCGGAACTGGTAGATGATGTTGCGTTTTTAGCAAGATCGTTAGGGTTTAGGGTGCACCAAACGACACGCAAGTGTAAGGGCTTCGGCGTAGAGATTGATGCATATCGCCTCCGTATAACGGGAGACACGCATTTAATACCTACACGAATACCACATAAGCAGGCGGCAATACGGCAGCAGAAAAAACATCCATTACGTACTAGCTTCAGCATCGAGCGTATTGATGATGGTCCGTATGTTGGTGTAAAGCTTGACGGTAATCATCGTTATCTATTAGGTGATTTTACCGTTACTCACAACACGCACATAATAGCTGCGCTATGTAAGGCGTTCACGCACGAGGAGTTATGCGCCCGTAACACACCCCTGACCGTGGTAACAACCCCGGACAAGGACATTACGGCTAAGGACTATCGTGACCTGGTTAAGCTGTTACCTGATCGTGACATAGGCTTGGTTATGTCCGGTAAGAAGGGTTACTCCGACGACGTGCAGGTGATCACGCTGGATAGCCTCCACAACCTGAATCTAGACGAGGTTGGTGTGCTAATCGTAGACGAGGTTCATACCGCGGCTTCGGCCAAACGCACAGAGCTACTCCTGCAGGCCCGTAAAGCGCTGCGCTGGGGTGTCTCTGCAACGCCCTCAGGACGTTTCGACGGCCGAGACATAGTTACAGAGGGGTTGTTCGGTCCCGTCGTTTACACGCGAACGTACGCCCAAGGGGTGACTGACGGCGCCTTAGTCCCAATCAAGGTACTCTGGTTCGAAGCACCGCAGCCACATATGGGACTGGAACGCTACAACAAGTACAAAACCCGGAGCGGTCGTTACCGCAATGCCGTATGGAAGAATGAGAACTATCTCAAGTTAATCGGTGATGTCCTGAAGAGAATCCCCGGCAAGCACCAGACGCTGTGTATTATGCAGTACCTGGAACAGATGAACTTGCTGGCTGCACACTGTGATGGCATACACATGGTGCATGCGGAAACGTCGCAAGACAACTTGAGCAAGAAGGAATACCGGAACCTGGCTGCTATATCCGCGAAGGAACGTAAAGGCATCTACACTGACATGGAGAGTGGTAAGATTCGCCAGATCCTGAGCACGCACGTGTATAAGCAGGGGGTTAACTTCCCTGACCTACAAGTAGTGATTAACGTCGGTGGCGGCGGTAGCGATATAGTCGCCAAGCAAGTACCGGGTAGGGAGAGTAGGAAGACGGCAGACAAGCAGGTGTCTTACCTGATTGATTTCTGGCATCCGTGGGACAAACAGACGGGCAAGGACGGCAAAATACGCGCCGGCTATGTCGCCAAAGATGATCAGTCCAGGGAGAAAGCCTACACTGAACTGGAGTTTGAGCAGGTCTGGATGAAATCTATAGATGACCTACCATTCATTGAGGCAAGCCCATGACTGAGATAGAGCGTTACGCATATCGTGCGCATGACGAATTCTATCGCCAAGTAGAGCGTCGGTTCCAGGTAAGTAGTGGACGGCGCACTTTTTGGAGTCACAAGTACCGTAAGGCTTTTATGAGCATTGGTGAGATCTGCATCGAGCATAAGTTCGACCTGGTCGACTACATCAACGCCAGTTTTAACCTGGTACAAAAGAGCAGCACGTACATAACACCTAAGGACTTCACGGGCGGTAAGGCTGTCGAACGATACAAGACCTTCCGTGATGAATTCAAAAGCGAAGTGGATAGTACATGGCGTGCGATGATCATGCGCCTGTCCGAATTCGAGGTACGACTGATACCTTCGATATATCCGCATACTGAGGCATTACTCATGGACCCCGCGCTACCATTCACAGCATGCTTTCGCGTGCTCTATTCAGAGAAGTTCAGTCCTTGGCTATGCAAGATATATGGTGTGCAAGCTAGGGAAGAGCTGGAGGCAGATAGTCGATTATGCGAATTCGCACGTAAGCATACTGCTGTAAACTTACAGGCGCTGGAGCAAGAGTGCGGAAGGCTGATCACTACCTAAAAGGAGAGTCTCATGCCAGGAGCGTATACACGTGATTTTCAAATTGGCCTGCTGACACAACTAATACTTAGCGGTCAGTTCATGACACAGGTAATGGGTTACTTACGGTTGACAGACTTCGAACTACCTGCTTGTCGCCTGATCTATGAGGCGTTACAGTGCTATCATATGCAGTACACTCAGCATCCCGACTTCAAGACGCTACAGCTGCATGTGCAGTACCTCATTCAGAATATGGATGGGACTACTGCCACGTTGCTGGATCCGACTGAGTTTGAGTCGCTGGGTACTGTACTGGGTATGATCGCACGCACGCGCCGTGACGCCATCAATACAGATTACTACCTAGGCCAGCTGCAAGGCTATCTGGCTACGGTACGTATGGGCCAGCTGCAAGAACAGCACGGGACCATGCTTCAGATGGGTCAGGGCGCAGAGGAGTATCTGACAGAGGCTGTCAAGCTTAACGAAGAGATAGCACATCACAATGCATCTGGGTACGAACTGGACTACGTAGACAGTAATCCGGAGCCGATCATGGACGCTAGTGATGTTCAGCGTATACTGACGGGTATCCCGCCGGTAGACACGTGGACTGGCAACGGCCTAGGCTTGGGCGAGTCTGCGATGATCGTGGCTTGTACTGGTGTAGGTAAGACCACCGGGCTCATCAATATAGGGAACGCGGCTAACGTGACCAACTGGCGTAGCTTGTTCATGACGTTGGAGTTGTCCGGCGCACGTATCAAGCGACGACGACAGGCTATGATGGCAGGCATACCAGCACAGTGGTTCAAGGTGCCTATCGGAGAGTGGCCTGTAGAAATGAAGTGGCGCTTCTCTTGGATCATTGATCCACGGAACCCGAAGTTCGACTACTGCTGCATCTGCGACATGAGTAAGCGAGCACCTACAGTCGCTGACATCGATACGATGATCCAGAAGTGGCTAACTAACGAGGCCAAGAAGGGCACCGTTGAGCAGTGCAAGCTTTGTTGCATCGACTGGTTAGATAAGATCGATTCGGGTGGGTTGAACGTCACGAAGAACATGCGCGAAGACACCATACACATCAAGATATCTGAGGCCCTCGCTGAAATGGGACGACGGTATAACTTGGCGATGTGGTGGGCAACGCAAGCGACACGTGATGCTGAGGGGCGAGAGATACTCATGAAGCAGCATACAGCTTACGGGTATCATAAGAACGACCCGCTCGACTTAAGCATAGGACTTGCACCAGCCATCGAGATCAAGCCGAAGGAGCAGAAGAAGCGAAAGATCCGCGATGACGATGATGAGGAGATGCCCGCGTGTAATCGACAGCTGGTCGTGTCTATCATGAAGAATCGGGATAACCCGGACGGTAAGCATGCGCGTATCTACCAGAGCCCTACGTTGGCGTTCTGGACTGACAGTCGCGCATACACGGCAGCAGAGGCCATACTACGGTCGAAGAATCTAGAAGGATACTCAGCACACTTATATCAAAACGTAAAGCGCCAGGTGAACTATGCATATCCCGAACTTAGAGCAGTATCTGCGAAGTAAATTTGGGCAGGTGCGACGTAGCCGAGGCAAACACGGCCTTGAGCTCATCGTGAACTGTCCCGTCTGCGGCAAGCGCAAGTTATCTATCAACGCCAGCACCGGCTTCTATCAGTGTTGGCGCGGATGTATGAGCGGCCACGTGCAGAAACTGCTTGGGGATGTGCGTATTGCCCAGCAGCAACAAGCGCCAAGGTCGATACCAACATTACCCACAAACGTGAACGCACCCGGTGATCTCTTGCCGATCGAAGCTCTGGACCCGGATAATCCTCTGATGCTTTATCTGGAGGATCGAGAGTTCGACGCCAAGTTGATCAGCAAACATTATGGTGTGCGTTATTGTACGACCGGTCAGACGTTCATGGGTGGTGTGTTTGACACCAGTAATACGATGATCATGCCAGTCTGGATAAACGAGAAACTCGTAGGGTGGCAGTCACGCCTGCTGTATGATCCGGACAAAGTGCCTGATGATAATTGTGAGGCGATGGGCTATATTCAAGATCCTGACGGTGATTGGATTCGGCCACCTAAGTACTTCACGTCGCCTGGCCTTGACAAGGGCCGCATTCTCTACAACTACGACTGGGCACGGCAAAGTGACGTGGTCGTGGTATGCGAGGGTGTTACGGACGTATGGTCCGTAGGTCGCTGTGCCGTAGCTACATTTGGTAAGAACATCACAGAGTACCAGACACGCTTCTTGAAGGCGTACTGGAAGATTGTGATCTTGCTGTTTGATCCTGGTGATGCTGAGCCTGAGATGCAGGCGCTCATCAGTAACCTGGGCCGTCAAGTAGACGGGCTGGTCAAAATCTCGCTCGACGGATACAAGGACGCCGGTGCGGCGCCCCAAAACGAAATCTGGAGGCAGATTGGCCATGCTGCACACGCGGCTGGCGTCGATCTCCTGAACTACAGGATGGTAATATGACAAGACAGCATATGCTGGATAAACACTGTGTACGATGCCCACAGAAGGACAAACCTTCACCCTACCTTAAGTCGAAGCTGCATTACGTATTCGGCCAACAGCATTGGATAACCGCTGATTCATGGAAATCGGCAGCGATTCTGGATATCGGTTGCGGTTGTGGCCGTAATATTGACTTCCTCAAGGGTAAGGGCTGTCACAATATCCTGGGCTTCGATATGGTCGGTGATTACGGTTGCGCTGTTGATCTGGACGAACGAGCGATGCCGTTATTCGAAAATACGGCTGATATCGTACTCGCCAATTACATATTCATGTTCCTCAAGCGTGCTACTCGTTACCGCATACTTAAAAGCATCAATCTCGCAGCGAAAGCGGAGTGTACAATGGTGGTTGAGTTGTACCCGGCACTCGACAGTCATACACCGTCGAAGGAGAGCATGCTCAAACTGCAGGCTGAACTCGAAAGCTGGTTGACCAAGCGTGGTTGGGTCTTGCTACACAAAGTACAGGCTAAGTTCATAGCTAAGAAGGTTGGATAATGAATATCGTAACGATCTGTGATCTCGATGGCTGGATGCAAACGCATCTAGCTCGGTGGGTGTACCTGGCGAAGCAGACGATGCCAGACGCTGACTTACATCTAGTGGTTCCGGTTGATGATGGGACAGACCACGAGGTGCTGGCTGCGTTTGCCAGCCGTGCTGATAAGTACTTCGTCCAGGTCAAGTTCGTACCTAAAGTAGACATGACCGGGCGGTTGTTGTACTACGATCGTATGCGGGCTGGCTTACCCAACCTACTGGGGTTGGATGAGATGTTGTACGCAGATCCTGACATCGACTTTAGGGCGAGCGTGGAATCCCTACAGACGTTCAAGCCAGATAAGAAACTACTATGGGTAGCTAACCCTGTCGAGTTACGTGATATACGTCCAGGGCTTAAAGCGATTGGACGTGTTGATAACGATCCTCTAGTGGAGGAAGGGTTCTTGTACCTACGTGGCGATCTGCTGCGTGACTTCGACGAGGTGCTTACTACAAAGCCCGTCGATCGTACGTGCATAGCCCCAGGCATGATAGTCTGGACAGAGCTTTCACGTCGCAGCTATGCTGCACGCATGCCAGATGAATATAACACCACGATGCGTGCTCATCTGTTGCGTATTTTGGATGCTCGAACCCTACACTTTACAGGGAATACAAAAAAACAAAGGCCGCATTACAGTTATGAAGGTTACGCGGAGCGCAAGTTGACATTGAACCGTAGTGCTAATTGGTATCAAGATACGGTCGTTATGTAAGGAGTAATAATGGTGAAAAAGGAAAAGAAACCTGACGGTCCTACGTGGATAGAGGAGACACAGACTGTAGACAACTTGCTGTGGATCGTAGGAACCGGGAAGCTGCCCTGTAAGACAATGTATGTCGCGGAACGTCCATGCGAGTCTGATGTGCGTAACAAGAGCGTATTCACTGGACCTGCGGGTTCGCTGTTCTTCGCTGAAGCGCGTAACGCCGGTGTTGATACCGATGATGCATGGGTCACTAATGCCATCAAGTATCCGACACCGGGGAATCGAGCCTCGAATGCTGGCGACTTGAAGATGTGTAACCCGATGTTGATGGAAGAGATCGTTCGGGCTAAGCCAGAGATTATCGTGTGTATGGGGGCGCCAGCCGTTAAGGCTGTCATGGGCCGCACCTATAAGCTGGCGGATTATCGAGGTGAGGTAGTACCTTTCCCCGGCGATCCCAGCATCAAGGTATTTGCCATCTACAACCCGTCAATGGTGGCTCGATCACCAGACGTAAGTGATACGTTCAGGCAGGATCTACGTAAGCTAGCGGCAGTACAACAAGGTGTCGATAACGTACATGACGAGACCGAGTTCGAGGTTGTTCAGACAGCTGATCGATTGAGTGAAATCGTGGCGCAACTGTGGTCTGAGTCAGATCGCTTGTTCCTGTCAATTGATGCGGAATGGCATGCGCGTACATGGATGCACCCCGATAGCTACATACGACTCTTCCAGTTTTCTAACGAGGTTGGCAAGGCGGTTGTTGTAGAATTCCATGACGAGAACGGGCCTGTGATGGATAAGCCAGAGGAGGCCTGGGCGATACTCAAAACGTTGCTTGAAGATCCACGGGTGGGCCTGATGGGCCACAACGTGATCTCTGATGGCGAAATGCTACTGGCATTGCAGCAGATCGATATCCGTGAGCGGGTAGTGTACGATCCCATGCTTGCCGAGCACGTCATCAACGAGACAGGACCGTTCAGCTTGACAGAGTGTACTGTAAAGTACACCAATATGGGACGCTACGACACCAAAGTGGTACAGTGGCGCGATACACATAAGAAAGAGACCAAGTATGGTTACGGACTAATTCCACGTGACATATTCAACACGTATGCTGCCAAGGATGTAGACGCACCACTACGCATCATGCTTAAGCAGCTGCAACTCTTGCAGCCGTTCAAACAGCCACGCGGTGACTACCCGAGTTTGTGGGATATCACGTTAGCAACACAGAGATCGCTATACGAGATCGAACGTACGGGCTTGCGAATAGACCAAGAACGTTTAGAAGATATGATTCAACGCTACCGGGTTAAGAAGCAAAACCTTATGACTCAGCTTAAGATCATGGCAGCCCAGCAAGGGTTACCGGACTTCAAGCACGGTTCGGTAGTACAGGTACGTACGCTGTTATTTGATAAGCTAGAGCTAACGCCTATCAAAACGACCAAGGGTAAACCCTGGGGTGAGTACATGCGTAACGCCTGTAATAACGGCGTACAGGTCCACCAGCCATCAACGGACAAAACAACGTTGGAGATTCTGGAGGAGAAACACCCCGCGGTCAAGGTACTGGCACAGCTACGTAAGGTGGATCAGGCGTGTAAGGTCTGGCTACGCCACGCAGGTGAGGATGATGACGAGAACAGTAAGGGTGGCGGAATTCCTGCCAAGATATGGCTTGACGGCCGTATGCACTCCCATTTCTCGCAGCTCTCAGATACCGGACGATTCCGGACAAATAAGCCTAACTGTCAGAACTGGCCTAAGCGTGCTGAGGGTTACATGGAGCAGATATTCGGGAGTAAGGAAGCGACACCCCCGTTACTCCGTACTGTAGTCGTCCCGTCTGACGGCTATTACTTCATGGAAGCTGATTACAAACAAGCTGAACTGTTCGTGCTGGCGTCACTATCTGAGGATCCGACAATGTGGTCGGCTCTGACGACGCCGGGTAAGGATATGCATGACATGACAGCGATTACAGCGTTCGGACTTGTACTGCAGGATGAAAGCGGTAACACGGTATCGGAAAAATACTTGTTGGATCTGGCGGCTAGGGACATGGATAAGTTCAAAGCTGTACAGAAGGAACTGTTCTATTTAGACCAGAAAGGTCGACGGTTAACACGAGGAGAATTCAAAGACGGAATACGCGTGAGTGCCAAGAATCTCGCACTTTTTACTTGATTTAGCTCAATGTCTTAGGTTAAAGTGTTTGTATGGAAGCTAAAACTATAAACTGTAAGACATGCGGGCAACCTTTCGTTGCCCGGGACCCTAGAAAAATGTACTGCTCACCAAGGTGTAATAGCAAGTCCATCAGGTTACGGAAACGTAAACTATGGGATGCTCCACGTAAGTGTAGACAGTGCGGCAAAGAATTCAAACCGTTCACAAAGCGTAACGTCTATTGCTCTGACAAATGCAAAGTCGATTACGGCAATGCGCACAAAGCGTACGTACATACATGTGTCGGGTGCAGCACAGAGTTTACGTCCCGGAACCCCGGAACGAAATACTGCACACGAAGCTGTGCGCTGGCACATACCGTAGTTGAACGCCTGCTTACCTGTGAGGACTGTGGCGCGGAGTTTACGTTTATTGGAAGAACACGTAAACATCGCTGCCCACACTGCCACAGGCGGTACTGGAACGACTACTACGCTGATGCTATGACCGCCAGGGGCACGACGCACTGGTCAAATAGCGGGACGTACGCTAACAATAAGGTTAAGCTGTCTGCGGAGCGCAGAGCTGGTTATCGCGCTGCGTCTTTCGCTGCGTGGGGGAGTGATTGTATCATATGTGGTAGGGATCACAGTGAAACAGGGGCGGCCGTGGATGTACATCACGTCGACGGTGACCTGTGTAATATTACGGTCACGAACATCATACCGTTGTGTCGTAGGTGTCATGGACGCGTGCATAGCCTAGCTAGGCGCGGCACGTTCAAGACGCGGGTTACGGCATCGATGTTGCAAGCAGCTTTGTTTGAATTCTGGCCTGAGGGTCAGCAAGTAATTGGGATCTCTATGCAGCAATGCATAGATGACAACACCGCTAATTCGGGGAAC